CACGCAAAGGCTGATGCGCTGGTATCCAAGGCGGCGGTATCCAGCGAAGTATCCAAAGAGACTCGTGCTGCGGAGAAGCAGGTCATCGAGGTCAATGCCCTGGCTGTTGCTGCTGTCCGGATCGGGCAGCGTGAGGATGTACAGAGAGCCCGGCGCTTGTGCATGAGCCTGTTGCAGGAGTTGGAGCAGCAAACCGAGAACGTACCCGAGCTTCATGAACTGGGCGAACTCCTGCGTAGCGAGGATGATCGCGGCCAGGACAAACGCAACGACATCTACCTTGCTGTAATCGGCCTGCCAGAGCGCACCAAGACCATGAAGGCACTCGCCGAGGCAATGCGGGTCCTGATAGCCCTGGAGCGCCAGGCCTATGGCATCAAGGAAGAGGGTGAGTTGGAGCCCGGCTCTCCGGGTGGAGGTCGGGAACTTACCGATGCTGAGCGCGCTGTGCGCCTAGCACGCGTCCTGGCAAGCAACCCTGGCGCGCTGTCTGCTTTGACTAGCGGAGGTGCGCTGTGAGCCGTCAGCCCACAACAGCTGAAATGCTGGAGATCGTCAAGGCGATGCCTGCCGATCAAAAGCGTGAGCTGGATAAGGTTCTCCTGTCTGGGGGCGCGCCTATTTGGGTGCCGCAAGACGGCCCTCAACTGAGCGCCTACAACTCGCCAGCGGACATCGTCTTCTACGGCGGCTCGGCCGGTGGCGGCAAGACCGACCTGCTTTTGGGCCTGGCCCTGACGGCTCAAGAGCACAGCATCATCTTCCGCCGAGAGGCGGTGCAGCTGGTTGGCATCGAAGAGCGCATGACCAAGATTCTTGGATCGCGCAAGGGCTACAACAGCCAAGATGGCGTTTGGCGCCTCCCTGGCTCCCGTGTGCTGGAGCTGGGCAGCGTAAAAGAGCCAGGCGACTGGGTGAAATACCAGGGGCGACCACACGACGCCAAGCTGTACGACGAGATTTGCCACTTCACGGAGTCTCAATTCCGCACGCTCAACGGCTGGATGCGAACAGACAGTCCACACGTTCGCCAGCGCATTGTTTGTGCGGGTAACCCCCCCACAACCGCAGAGGGGGAATGGGTGAAACGTTTCTGGTCGGCTTGGCTCGACCCCAACCACCCCAACCCCGCCAAACCGGGAGAGTTGCGGTGGTACATCACCAATGCGAAGGGGGATGACGAAGAGGTTGATAGCTCCGAGCCCGTCAGGGTGGGCGACGAGCTGATGCAGCCAAAGAGCCGGACCTTCATTCCTTCTTCGGTTGATGACAACCTATTTCTGTTGAGCACTGGCTATAAAGCCACGCTGCAGGCGCTGCCAGAACCCCTTCGCTCGCAGATGCTGCGCGGCGACTTCAACGCTGGTGCTGCTGACCCCGCTTGGCAGCTGATCCCGACCGAGTGGGTTAAGGCTGCGCAGGCGCGTTGGAAGCCCAAGGAATCCAAGGGTGAAATGACGGTCCTGGGCTTCGATCCGGCGCGAGGCGGCATCGACAAGTCCAGCGCAGCACCGCGTTATGGCAATTGGTTCGATCACCTGGTGACTGTGCCGGGTATCGTGACAAACGACGGTCCGAAGGCGGCCGGCTTCGTGGTGCCCCTGTTGCGCAACGGCGCCTGCATCTGCGTAGACGGTGTGGGAATCGGCTCCAGCGCCCTCGATTTTCTGGTTGGCTTGAATCTTCTGGTCTATTCCGTCATTGGCTCTGAATCGAGCGATCTCATGGATAAGGCCGGCCAATTGCGGTTTCGCAACAAGCGCGCCGAGATGTATTGGCGCATGCGTGAGGCGCTCGACCCCTTGAATCCCGACCCCATCGCCCTTCCTCCTGACGCCGAGCTGCTCGCGGATTTGTGCGCCGCTCGTTACAAGGTGGTGACCATGGGGGATAAGGCGGCGATCCAGGTGCGCAGCAAGGACGAGATTCGTGAAGCACTGGGCCGCAGCCCTGATAAGGGTGATAGCGTGGCAATGACCTTTGTGTCGCGCATCCCCTCAGCAAAGAAGGCAAAGAAAGAGAAGTCTTGGCGTGAGCGCCTGGGCGTTGGCCGCCGCAACAAAGGATCGGCTCAGGCCGCATAAACACCATGGCAAAACCAGACGACATTTCCCGCGAGAACTGGGCGCGCTATCTCTACGGCAAGGACCGTGGCCACACCCAATACACCGAGCATGCGATGCGCTGCTCTGGGATGTATCTGGGCGGTGGCGAACAGTGGAGCCCAGAAGACCGCGCCATACTGGACTCACAAGGCCGGCCGCACTATGAGTTCAACGAGGTCATGCCCTCGATCAACAGTGCGATTGGCTACCAGATCCACAACCGGATGGACATCGTCTACAAGCCGCGCGGCGGCCAGGCGGACCTGGAGACGGCTAACACTCTGACTAAGCTGGTCAAGCAGGTGACGGATGCCAACATGCTGCACTGGAATGAGACGCAGCTGTTCTCGGACGGGCTGATCGAGCAGCGCGGGTACTACGACCTGCGCATGGACTTCGACAGCAACATCCTGGGAGAGATCGCGATTGCGGTTCTGGACCCAAGCGACGTGATCCCTGACCCTGATGCGAAAGCCTACGATCCCGACCGCTGGAGCGATGTCGTTGTGACACGGTGGCTGACTCTGGACGAGATCGAGCAGCGCTACGGCCGGAAAGCACGAGATGCAGCGGCAGACAGCAATGACGACGGCCCAGACTTTGGCGATATGGACGACGAGGCCGAGCGCAGCAAGTTCGGTATGTTTAGCCAGGCAAGTCTGTACGACGCCTATAAGACCGATGAGCAGGGCTTCAAGCGCTTCCGGGTGATCGAGCGGCAGCGGTTCGTCTATGAGAACACTGCCTGCATCGTGCATCCCCACACGGGCGATGTTTTGGTAGAAGCCAAAATGGCGGACGACACGATTGCCGATGCCCTGGCAAAGGGTGCTGTGCGCGCCAAGCGCATGAAACGGCGCGTCAAGTGGGAAGTGACCACCTGGTGCCGCACGCTGCACAACGACTACAGCCCATACGAGCACTTCACCATCGTGCCGTACTTCGCCTACTTCCGTCGCGGCCAGACTCGCGGCATGGTGGATGCGGCAATTGGCCCTCAAGAGGTATTGAACAAGGCGGTCAGCCAGTTTGTCCACATCCTGAACAGTTCGGCTAACGGTGGCTGGATGGTGCAGCAGGATTCTCTGACCAATATGACCACCGAGGAGTTGGAGGACGTCGGCGCCCAGACTGGTTTGGTTATCGAATACAGGGGCGACAAGCCACCTCAAAAGATTGGTCCCAACCAGGTTCCAACTGGCATTGATCGCATCATCGACCGTGCAGACAAGGCGCTTAAGGATGTGACGGTGCCAGATGCCATGCGCGGCAGCCAAGGCCCGGAGATCTCGGGCATCGCCATCCAGTCCAAGCAGTTCGCCAGCCAGCAGCAGCTGGCCGTTCCGCTGGACAACCTGGCATACACCCGGCATCTGTTGGCCATCCGCCTCACCAAACTCATCCAACGCTATTACGACAGCTACCGCATCTTCCGCATCACGGAGATGGACCCGCTGAGTGGCAAGCCGACCGACGAGCTGTTGGAAATCAACAAGTTCGATCCAACGTCCGGCAATTACATCAACGATGTGACCGTCGGCACCTACGACGTGGTCATTTCCGAGCAGCCAATGCAGGTCACCTTCGAGAACAGTCAGTTCCAGCAAGTGATGGAGATGCGCAACGCAGGCGTCCGTCTGCCCGATGCCACTGTCATCCGCTACTCCAACCTGGCCGACAAGCCTGAGATCCTGGAGGCCATGCAGAACACCCAGGGTCCAGTAGACCCAACCCTGCAGGCTAAGGCAGAGCTGATGTCCGCCCAGGCGCTCAAGGCCCGGGCAGATGCTGGTCTGTCGGAAAACAAGGCTGTCGGTGAGAACGCCAAGACGCAATACAGCACTTTCCAGACGGCACAGATCATCGAGATGATGCCCGGTACAGCCAGCACGGCCGATGGACTGCTGGGCTCTGCTGGTTACATCGACCACGATGCGCCGCCCATCGTCCCAGGCGCATCTGGCGTGGACCAGTTGGCCGGGCTAGGCGCCCCCGGTGCTATGGCTGAGCCAGTTTTGCCGCCCGGTGCCGAGCAAAACACCAATCCCGTGCTTCCCGCAAACCCCGCTGTCGGAATGATGACGGGCATTAAAACCCCTGGGCCAGATGGCCTGCAACCTTGAAGGAGCCGACATGGCTAAGAACAGTATCTCTATGGCCGCCTCCGAGCGCGACTGGAAGGCAGAGGACGACATGCGCACCTTGGCCCGGGCAGAGGAAATCCGCAAGGACCCGGTTCGCCTGAAAGCAGCAGTCGCCAAGGCCAAGGAAAAGATGGCCGAACTGGGCGCGCTGCAGGCCATGCAGCCGGGCACCAAGAGCTAAATGACCGATTTCGTAGACCACTGAGAGGAAAAGACCATGAACATGCTGTTGATCAAGATGATGAAGCGCCTGAACGAAGCTGGTGATGACGGCTCTGATGCGGGTGGCACTGCAACCGCCGAAGACCGTGGCGATGTGGTGGACCCGGAGTTGAATGCAAGCACCCTGGCCGCACTGGTAGGCGAAGCGGGCGACCAGGACGGCGGCGAGGAAGCGGGCGTTGCAGGTGTTGGCAACGAAGCTGGTACTGGCTCAGCTGGCAATGAAGCACCAGCGGATAACCCTGAAGGCAGTGAGTCTGGTGAAGGCGTCGCTGGCGGCCGTTCAGCCGGCATTCCTCCCGCACGCTTCAATGAGGTGAACCAAAAGCGCAAGGAAGCCGAGACGGCTCTTGCAGAAGCACAGGCAGAAATCGAGCGTCTCAAGCGCGGCGTTGAGAAGCCCGTCACCCCAGCGCCTACACCGGCTGCCAATTCGCCGGCGACCGCACCAGCAGCAGCCTTTGATGAAGACGCGCAAGAGCAGGCCTACGTTACTGCATTGCTTGAAGGTGACGCCAAGCGCGCCGCCGAGATCCGCAAAGGGATCAACGCCCATCTCCGCGCTGAGGCTGCCAACACAGCAATGCAGAAAGCAGAAGAGCAACGTCTGGCTGACCAACAGCAAGCCATCGGCCGCGCTCTGGCCGCCGAAACTGCTCTGACGGTTGAGAAATACCCGTATCTTGATACTCCAGAAGGCGCCGAAGCCGTGGAGCTGATTGTGGCCGCACGGGACGCCAAGATCGCCAAGGGCGTTCCGGCGCATGAGGCCCTGCGCGCTGCAGTTGCAATGATCGCCCCCAAATTTGCACCAGAGGAGCCTGCAGCAGCCCCTTCTAGGGTTTCTAAAGATGAGGCGCAAGCTGCAGACTCTCGTACATCAGCTGCTATTGCACGCGGCGCGGCGGCCTCAGTGGCTCAACCTCCCGCGCTCAATGGTGGTGTTGGTGATCGCGCAGCAGCCGGCAAGGTAAGCGTCGAGAAGATGACGGACGATCAGTTCGACCAGCTCTCGGATGCTGAAAAACGTCGTATGCGAGGCGATTGATCAGCAGATAGGCGGCAGGGCCTCACCCATCCTGCCGCCTCAACAAGGGTGTATTCGTCTACTGGCACGACGTAAAACCGCCTGGCCCCTTGGCAGCCTATGCCATGTATCCGCAACAGGGCGGCGCATGTCCCGAACAAGTAATCACTTCTTTGGAGCATGTTATGCAGACGAATTTCGCGGGGCTCACCCCACAACAAAAGCTGGTCTGGTCGCGTGATGTCTGGTCCGCTGCCCGCGACCAGATGTTCATCAAGCGGTTCATGGGCACGAACCAGAACGCCATGATCCAGGTCATCAAAGAGCTGACCAAGACGGAGAAGGGCGAGAGCGCCATCATTCAACTGGTGGCTGACCTGGTTGACGACGGCGTCATTGGTGACAACGAGCGCGAAGGTAATGAAGAGGCTATGCAGTCGTATAGCCAGATCATCACCATCGACCAGCTGACCCACTCGGTGCGCAACAAGGGCAAGCTGGCAGAACAAAAGACGGTGATCAACTTCCGCGAGCAAGGCCGCGACAAGTTGGCTTACTGGCTGGCGGACCGCTGCGACCAGCTGGCATTCCTGACCCTGTCGGGCATCAGCTACGCCTTCAAGTGCAATGGAGCCCCTCGCGTCGGCTCGCCATTCCCCAATCTGGCCTTCGCGGCTGATGTTAGCGCGCCAACCGCCAAGCGCTCGCTGATGTGGGATGGCACCAGCCTCCAGGTATCCAACACTGGATCTATCACTTCGAGCTTCGTGCCGAGCTACAAGATGATCGTGGACCTGATCGCCTACGCCAAGGAGCACTATGTACGCCCTCTGATGGACGGCGGCAAGCAGTACTTTGTGCTGCTGGTGGCTCCAGGAACCCTGGCAGCCCTGAAGAAGGACCCCGACTACCAGCGCGCCGTGGTCGCTGTGGCGACCAAATCCGGCACCGACTCCCCATGGTTCACCGGCGCTACCGTGACCGTGGATGGCGCTGTGCTGCATGAGCACAACAAGGTGTTCAACACCAAGGGTGCTGCGGCCGGTTCCAAGTGGGGTGCAGGCGGCAACGTCAACGGCACTCGTACGCTGCTGTGCGGCGCTCAGGCCCTGGGCATGTGCGACCTCGGCGCACCGAACTGGGTGGAAAAGCTGTTCGACTACGACAACCAGCAAGGTATCAACGTCGACAAGATGATGGGCCTGCTCAAGCCCAAGTTCTACTCCATCTACGACAACAGCGTAGAGGACTTCGGCGCCATCGCTGTGGACCACTACCTGCAATAAGCAGGCTCACAGGCGGGGTCGTAAGGCCCTGCCTCTTTTCATCCCTTGTTGTTGTAAGGAGTAAATCATGCTCAAGAAAAATGCCGGCCGTCAGGAACTGATCGTGGCCACTATGTTGGTCGGTTTTGGTGACCCCAAGGCCTATGGCACTGCAGAAGCTGCGATTGACCTGCCAGGTGGCGCAGTGATCGTTGGTGGTGATGTCACTGTGCTCACTGCCTGGAACAGCGCCACGACCGCCACCCTGAAGCTGGGCGATGTTGGCGATGACGACCGCTACACCGCAACCCCCATCGACCTGAAAACCGCTGGTCGTACCGAATTGACTGTGACTGGCTACAAGACGCCCAACGCACAGGCCATCAACGCACTGTTCGCGCAAACCGGTACAGCTGCTACTGCTGGCCAGGCCCGTGTGACGGTGCAGTATTTCGTGGAAGGCCGTTCGGCTTTCACTCAAGGCTGAGTTTCTCCTCAGTGGTCGGGCCGATAGGCCTTTTCCCCGGCAGCGTCAAACCTGCCGGGTATTTTGAAAGACGACATCATGAAGTTTCGTTCTCCCACTGAGCTGGACATGCACATCAGCCTGACCAGCGGCCACACCACAATTATTACGGCCGAAGGCAACGAAATCCCCTCCATGTTCAACAAGGAGGCTATTGCTCGCGGTGCGACCCCCATCACTGGTGACGAAGCGCCGGCAGCGGGCGTATCTGCAGATGGCCGTGCTCAACAGATCCAAGCGGCATTGCAAGCCATGGTTGACGGCAGCGACGAGGGCGACTTCACGGCTGACGGCAAACCCAATCTGACCAAAGTCAAAGCGCGCCTGGGCTTTGCAGTGACCCGCGACGAGGTGGACGCAGCATGGGCCATCGTGGCTGACGCCGAGTAAGGCGGCCAAAATGACCATTGACGATTTCATCAACGCCTTTCGGACAGCAGTTCATGACAAGGCAGACCCACCATTCTGGGGGTCTGAGGAAATCGTCGGTTTCCTGAATGAGGCTGTACAAGAGGCGTGCGAGCGCGCCAAGCTGATCGAGGATCGCACCACAGGCGCTGTCTGCACGCTATCCGTCGTCACTGATCAGGACACATACCCGCTTCACCCGTCAGTGCTGGAGATCAAGCGCGCAACCATTGGTGGGCGCGTCATGTGCGAAACCAGTGTTGAGGCGCAAGACGAGGTAAGCATGAACTGGGAGCAGCGCTCAGGCCGCCCCAGAAGCTTCATTTTTGAGCCAGCAAGCGGTGCACGCGCCCCGCAACTTCGTCTTCTGCCCAAGCCAAGCGGCCCAGGCACTGTGTCGCTGACGGTGTATCGTGGCGCGCTCAAGCCCCTGAATGCCTGCTCAAAGGGGGAGTCGCCCGAGATCCCAGCCAGATTTCACACCCGCCTCATGCACTGGATGATGTACCGGGCACACCTCAAGCAGGATGCAGATGCATTCGACACTGTCAAAGCTGGCGAGCACCTGGCCTTGTTCGAACAGGCATTCGGGTCCAGAGCAGATGCCAATGTGCAGCGCAAGCACCGTGACCGCAGGCCTCCCATCGTCCGCTATCGCTGGTGAGGTTTCAAAGCGTGCCATCAAAGCCTAAGTCGAACGCCGCTGACCTGATAAGTGGCCGCGTGTCCCAGATCCCTCTTGATACAAACCTCCAAGCGCCTCAACCAACCGTTTCAGCTGCCCAGCAAATGCTAGGTAGCATGCCGTCGTCACAGCTGGTGACGCCGGTGGCACAAGATCTCGTAGGCAGGTCCATGGCTGGAGTGATTGGTGCCCCGGTCGATCTGGCTGCTATGGCGCTGGCTCCGCTCGGGTATCAACACCCCGCGCCCGTTGCTGGTTCAGAATGGATTGGCGCGCAGATGGAGAAGGCCGGTGCGATTTCTCCAATACGCAGGCCCGCAGCAGAATTGATGGCCAGTCTTGCCGCGCCGGCTGCTCTGCCAAAAGCTGCTGCAACAGCTGGTTTGGCGTTCATGGCGGCAATGTCTCCTGAGGGTAAGGCTCGATTGCTGGCTGATCTCACGGCGGGGAAGGGCAGTGGGACCTATCGGCTCGGAGATGTAACTTCTGGCCAACAGAAGGCCCTACAGCGTCTTGGCACGCCGCCAACCGAGTCCCGCGACGTAATGATGACTGATGCGGCCACTGGGCACATGCTAGACCGGCGCGTGAATCTTGATGGCTTTTCCCCTGAAGAGGTCGTCCGCTTCGCTGAGCAGGCCATGCAGCCACGATCAAGCGCTTGGGTTGATCCAGCGGCGAAAGCTCATAAGCCTGCATTGTCCAACAGCGGATTGCGCGATCCATTAACAGGCAGGTCTTACACAGCGCATATGCCAGTGGCGCCAAACGGCGAGTCGTTGGATGTTGTGACGGTCATCCCGAGAGGACTCCCCGCCAGAAAGACAAAAGCCCCTGAGTAGGGGCTTCGTCTGGACAATTCTGAAGGGGGTGGTTCTGAACTCCACCTCTCGTACATTTTGGTCAAAAAGACCAACATTGACAGGGCACAATCAGATCATCACTTTCAGCGTCATTTCGCTGACAGTTCTATTGTCGCACAATGCTAAAAACAAATAAAGCCCTCGCGAAAGGGCTCATTTGGGCCTGGGGGAGGGGACGGCTCCGACTTCCGTCTCTCGTATTTTCACAGTCCGTGGGGACTGCCATTAACACTGCACAACCTAGCTAGCACTGCCTGTCTGGGACATGGACACTGAATTATGCCCCCTACAGGGTTAGACGCCAGGTCCACCTGTATTCACACTGTATCTGTACTAAAACAGGTGGATGCAATGGCAATCATGAACGACGAAGAGCGAGCCCGGGCGCTTAGCCAAATCCCACAGGACAGCTATCAGGCCCCACGAGCAAACTCATTCGGCGACAGCGCTGCCGCCCAGAGTAATCCCTCTGTTCAACTGCGCCCATCTGCGGCTTTGGCCTCGGGCCCGCTCTCGCGCATAGCTGCGCCGCTGAACGCGCCAAGCCTCTCGGCACCAGCACCAGCCGCTCCGCCATCCGCATCCAGCCGGTTGTCAACTGTGGCGCGCAGTGGAAACTCCTACTCCGGCGGCAACATTGGCGGTGATGTGTCGGTCAATGGCGCATCTGCAGGAGGTGGCTACGTAGGCGCCGCGCCTTCCCCCGCTACTGCTTCTGCACCTCCAGCGGCCCAGTCGGCAACAGGATCGGCCTTCAATGCCATGAACACGCTGCCCTCGGCGGCTGGCGTACAGCAGATTTCCGCACCGCAGGTGTCCAACAGCTCCAATGATTTTGCAGCGCGCAAGCAACTGGAGAACCTGGCTACTTCGGCCAGCAGCATCACCAACACGGCCAAATGGGGCGGTTGGCAGCGTGGTGAAGTGCCGCCTGCTGTTGCTGCATATCAACAGGCCCTGGGCACTGATGCGGCCCTCCAGCAGGCCCAGCCCCGGCTTGAGCAGGCCGCACTGCAGGGGAATGTTGACCTGCAGCAGACTGGAATGCGGGAGCAGGGCGCTGATGCGCGTTCGCGGCTTTCGAGCTACACCGATCTCAGCCAGGCACGGCTCGCGGGTCAGGATGCTATGGCGCGCACGCAGTTGCAAGAGACTGGAGCAAATCAGCGATCCCTGCTGCAAACGCTTGGTGGCATTCAAGAAGCCGAGCTGCGCTCCACGGCTGCCAAGGCGCCGCCAGCAGGCTATCGCACGCTCCCTAATGGAAATCTGCAGGCCATTCCTGGCGGTCCTGCTGACTTGTCAGTGAGTAAAGAGGGTCAGCAGCAGACAAAAGATACGCAGGATGTGTTTTCTATCCTGGACCAGGCGCGGCCACTTCTGGATACGGCGACTGGTAGTTACGCCGGGGCGGCCGCAGATCAATTGGCGCGCGCTTTTGGCGTCTCGACTGAGGGCGCGCAGTCAGCTGCCCAACTCAAGGCACTGCAGGGTGCCCTGGTCTCCAAAATGCCAAAGATGTCCGGCCCACAGTCCGACAAAGATGTGTTGCTGTATCGAGAGATGGCGGGCCAAATTGGGGATCCAACGATCCCGGCTGACCAGCGCCGTGCGGCCATGAAGACAGTTGAGGATCTCAACCTCAAATATCTGCCCGTAGCCTCTGACGCGGCGGCATACCAGGCGCTGCCATCAGGTTCCTATTTCAAGACCGCTGACGGTTCGGTGCGGAGGAAGCAGTAATGGCCAATCCCTGGGATAACGACGAGATCATCCGCCCTGCTCCTACGCAGCCTGCAGCTGCGCCTGCTACTGCTGCTCCACCTCCGCCCATCTATGAGCCTCAAGCCACTCAAGCCCAGCCGGATAGCGCGCCACAAGCGCAAACAGCTGCAGCGCCAAGCGCGCCGGCTACAGCGCCTGCTGCGAATCCATGGGACAACGATGTTGTGATCCGGCCCGCACCCGGTGCGAAGGCTCCATCGCCTGCTGCTGCACAAGCGCCAGGGGCGCCCGCCGGCGAAGCTTCGTTCGTAGATAAAGCGGTGCGCGGCATCGGTTTGGGCACTCGCAGCCTTGCGCAGGGCCTAGCCAGCGTTCCGGCGATGGTGACTGACAACCTGATCGCCAAACCGCTGAACGCTGCTGCTGATGCCGTGATGGGCGAGGGCAATGGCCCACGCCTGCAGATGCTCAAGGAGGCCACAGGCAACCTAGCCACCCACGCTGGATTGCCACAGCCAGAGACGGCCAGCGAGCGCATCGCACAGGACATCGTTGAAGGTGGCGCAGGTGCGGCTGCAGGCGTAGGGGTTGGTGGCGTGCTCGCGCGCGCCGCTTCACCCATCGTGTCTGCAGTGGGGCAAGGCCTTGCAGAGGGTGTTGGCACCCAGATTGCCAGCGGCGCTGCTGCTGGTGCTGGATCTGGCGCCGCGCGCGAGAATGGTGGTGGAGAGGGTGCCCAACTTGCCGCCGGCCTGGTCGCAGGCCTGTCGCCCACCGTCGGCGCCTTTGCTGGCAAAGCTGCCATCCGTGGTGCCGTGCGCGGCGGTGAAGCGGGCCGCCAGCAGATGGCCGACAACATCAAGACTTTCGAGGAATCCGCTGGCATAACGCCCACTTTGGGGCAGGCCACCCAGTCGCGCGGCATCCAGGCTGCCGAGACAGCGCTGGCCAACGTGCCAGGCAGCTCGGGCCTCATGGCGCGCCGTGGCGAGCAGCAGGCGCAGGCCTTGCAGAATGCTGTGGAAGACATCACCCAAAAGCTCTCGCCAAATGCCAATGGATGGGGCGCTGGGGAGGCCATTGCCAAGGGCGTAAACGCTTTCAAGGACAACGTGAAGACGGTCCAGAAGGGCTTGTACAGCAAACTGGACGAATTCATCCCCGCGCAAACCCCTGTTCAGGTTGATCGCTCTCGCCAAGCGCTGGCGGCCCTGAATGAGGGCATTGATGGCGCCCCCAACCTCTCGCAGTTTTTCAAAAACTCCAAGATCAGCAGCATTGAGCGTGCCTTTGTGGATGACCTAGACAAGTTCGCCAAGGCCAATGTGGCGCCCGGCATGCAGGGCATGGGCGTGGCCCCGCAAGCGGGGAAATTGCCTTACCAGGCGGTGCAGAAGCTGCGCAGCATGGTCGGCGCAGAGATTGCAGACGCATCTTTGGTGTCTGATGTCCCCCGCAGCAAGTGGCGTGCGCTGTATGCTGCGCTAAGCGACGACTTGGGCACGGCCGCAGAGGCGGCTGGCCCATCAGCACAGCAGGCCTGGAGCAGGGCCAATCAATACACCAAGGCCAGTATCCAGCGCCTGGAGCAGCTGGAGTCTGTGGTGAACCGTGATGCACCCGAGAAGATCTTCAAAGCCGCAACCAGCGGCCTGTCGGACGGCGGAACTCAGATCAACCGCGTCATGAAGTCCATGCCCATCGAGAACCGCCGGGAGGTGGCCGCTGCCGTGCTGCAGCGCCTGGGTCGGGCCCGAAACTCCGCCCAGGACGAGATGGGCGCCGCGTTCAGCCCTGAGTCCTTCCTCACGAACCTGGCCGCGATGTCGGCGCCGGCGCGCACTGCGTTGTTCGCCAATTCCGGCTTCCCTGGTTTGCGTCAGAAGGTGGAGCAGATGGGCAAGATGGCCTCTCTACGTCGTGAGGGCGCCCAGGTGTTTGCGAATCCCAGCGGGACGGCGCGCCAGGCGGGGCTGCTGGGCAGCGTTGCTGGAGTGATGTCAGCCATTGCCACAGGCAATGTTGCCGTTTTGGCCGGACTGGGGGCGACCGCTGCCGGAGCGCGGCTAGTCGGCAGTTGGGCTACAAACCCAAGGCTGGTGAAAAGCTTGGCAGACACAACCGTCTTGAACCCCGCAACTCCAGCCGCAGCGATCAACGTAGCAAATCAAGCCGCCCAGACGGAGCAGCCGACATTCAGAAACCGCATTCGCGCTGGTGCCGAAGCCAAGAAGCTTGGATTGCAGGTAGTTGAGGTTCCTGGCGGTTGGCGGCTGGCCCCTAAATAGGCTCTAGCTGCATTGCGAATTAGATAAAAATGTGATAACGTTCGACTTACGTTGTTTTGATTAGTAATCGACACAACATTGCCAATTGCATGGCAGGCCTTAGATGGCGGAGCGTTTCCGCTTCTAGGGCCATCACACATGCTGATTGAGAACCGAGGTGCTGCGAGAGCGAAAGCGACCACAAGCAATTCATACGTCATGCAGTCAGCTGGACGGTTGGGCTCCTGAATTGAACAGGCCTTTAGGGCGCTACGCGGTCTTTGGGTTTGGAGTAAGGGGTTCAAGTGGATGCAGGTGCAAGCCCTGACAACCAGTCCGAGGGGAAGGGCCTCGGCACCAACGTCCTGAAGCAGGGACATCCTTTAAGCGAAGCGCACAGTTGCGATGTGCAGCCCGACCCAGACAGTGCGGCACCCCGCCGCCACTGAAAGACTTGCTGGCAGGGGAAGATAAGCCGGGGATCGCAGCCGGCCCGCTTAGAAGATGGTCAAGCAGCAATGTAGGTCCGGGCGTAGCTGGGCGCCATCAAGTCCGAGGAGGCCTAACTCCGAGGCAGATCAATCAAAGGAGTCACCGTGGGATCAGACGGAAGCATTGAGGCTGATGGTTACGCCGTTGGCGGCGGGTCGGGCGACATCTCGAAGTCTGAAGATGTCCGGCCAATGAGTGGCGACGGCTATGCAGTAGAGGGCTATGGCCTCGGCATGGACCTCAATCCAGTAAGCATTTAACCTTCGCTAACCCAACACCCAGCCTCCCGTCCATATGGCGAGTAGGTATCGAGGGCCATTCCCTGTATGAGGGCGTGGCCCTTGTCGTTTCTTGGTGCTTGAACGCGGCTTAGGGTGTAAGGCAAAAAACCTGCAAGACCGCTTTGACTGAGATAAGTGATCAATCAGGCAAAGAATCACCATTGCAAGGTATTAATGTATTATTTGCCTGATGAATTTTCTTGAAGGAATCAGGCGCATCTTTCTTTTGGGGTCGCTTGTCATTGTTGTTGCTGCAGGCGCACTTGGTTGGGAGGTTGGTGGTTCCAAATCTCAATGCAGAGTTCAAGATGCTCGGGTTCAACAAGGTCAATCATCTCAGCCAGGGGGGAAAGAAGGAAACCCTTGGGACAACGACCCCATAATTTGGGCCGCCCCCGGTACGACGGTCCCGGCTACTGGGAATTTTTGGGATAACGACGTTTTAATCCGTCCTGCGCCTGGAACGAGAGCCTCGACTATTGATGCTTGCTTGAAGGACCCAGGGCGCAACAAAAAGCGTGCCGCTTACGCGATTTTCTTTTCGGCAGTTTCAGCTGTCATTTTGTTTGCGATCTGGCTGATGATCCGTTGGGTGTTTGCGGGATTTTTCCCGAACTTACGTAGAAAGTAACGCAGGCTATCCGATTGCCTCAGCGGCCAAACATCTGCGCGACCCCAAGGATAAATAGCCCGATGCCGCCAAAGATCAACACCAAGCCAATAATTGCCTGCAGCCCGCCCCAAAGCAAGTACCGATCTTCTTTATCTTTCACCTGCTGATCAGCACGGCGCAGCAGCTCCATGTTCTCCAGGTAGGTAGGTGGTCGCTTGAGGGGGTCGAACTTGGCCATGGGCCAGATAATACCCCAGGAGGCCAGAAAGGTGCTAATTCTGTCCTGCGCCTTGGACCAGGGGCCGGCCTCCATGTGCTTGGCAGCTAGGAATAGGGCTCCCTCTAGCTCTTCCCGCGATATGCTGCCGTCCAGCAGCAGACCCTCACGAATCAGCCGGCCGCGTGTAGCAATGAATGCTTTCTGCCAGGCGCGATCTGGGCGCAGCGTGCCGGTCTGGTAGCAGATCAGTTCCTCTGCTGCATAGGCTGCGATCTCATCCGATTCCTGCCGGGCCGACAGCTGGTAGTTGCCTTTGCCGTCCACATAGGTCTGGCGAATGTGCGCCTGCAGCTGCCGCAGACCCTTGTCCCCTGACTTCGCCCCGTTCTGGATGCCGCGCATGAAGGTGGGCCACTCGGCGCCCAACCACTTGCGCATGCCGTAATGGCCGACGGCCTCATGTGCAAGGGTCTGGACGACGGTGGTAGGCGCCTGTTCTGCCACCACATGCACCTCACCACGATAAAACAAACCCCGGGCATCCTCTGGAGCTGGCACCGGCAGATGGCGAGCCGTAGGCGCGATGTGCACCTTGGGCCCGCGCTGCCAGCGCGCGGTGAACCAAGTGGTTAGGGTCGAGGCGTAGTTGGGCGGCATGGTCATTACGCTGCCGGCATGTCAAGATCTGTCATCTTGATGAGCTTGGAGCGAATCCCTTGCATGATTACGTAGGGCTGGAGCAGAGGCTCCAGAAACTTGTATCTGTACAGCCGTGGTATCCCAGTTTTGAGTAAAACTGGACCTCGCTTGTCCTCGGTGAACTCCTTCAAGTGCTGTGCGAAACTGGGTATCTCCAGTTTCCTCCCAGCGATATTTGATAGGTGGTTGCGCACGTCCTGAGCAGCAAATTCACCAAGCTCATTGGTCTCGGCAAGAGCGCAGGCAAGAAGCACTTTGCCGAAGAGGTTGTCCTTTTTGGCGCTCCGCACTGCAGTCTCGTACATTGTCAGTACGGATTGCTGAGTTGATGTCAAAGCGCGCTCTAGAGCTGCATGCACCGCATCGGTGGTGACTTCGGAGTTCTTGCTATCGAGGGCAGATCGCACAGCATGCAGAGCCAGCAAGTGTGCGTAATGTGGAAGACCCTGAGAGAGCTTCACGATCCGGTGTTTTGCAGTTGACTGAATCGTCACGCCTAGTTTTTCGCACCCCTTAACAAGGAGACTTTCCAATTCTTCGCTGGACATCCTTGGCATGCGCACTTGAGCGAGGGCTCTCTGAACCGACTGATGTTCTGTAATAAGTTGGTCAACGCTCTCTGCAACCCCCACTAACAGAACAGTAGCCTTCACGTTGTGGTCAGACAGCGCTTTAATGCAATCAGCAAATGCCCTCCGTGGTTCAGCGCCTAAACGGTCGAATTCATCAATGACGAACACTGGGATGAAGTGCTGGGACAGCTTCGTCAGGCAACGCCTCACAGAATCTGGAGTCGCGATGCCCCCAAGTAATTCTGACGCGCCCAATATTGAAAAGCTTGTCTGTGCAGTGAATCCGATCCCGTTATGTTCTTGAGTGATTCCTGCTTGTTCAATAGCCTTGCGCCATATGCTGTCAAAAGTGTCGGACGCATCGCAGTTTACGCGAGGCGACAAAACTTTCTGGGTGCCCAAAAAACTTGAGACAACGTTTGCAAGAGAGGTTTTGCCCACGCCTCGTTCGCCGTAAAGGATTGCATGTTGCCCATCCTGATTGATCACATCCACGATTTGTCGGACCTGCTCCTCCCGACCCGCGAACAAGTCCAGACCATTGATGGGGCTGGTAGGAGTGAAGACCTTACCCGCCGCTAGAGCAAGCGATCTCCAGTGGTCTTCCAGCAATTGATCTGATGCGTTCGCCATGCCCGTCCTTAACTACAACAAAGTATAGCTAATTATAGCTGCCGACGCTGCGTGCTTGCAAGAGGTTTCTGTCGTGCGACGGAGCAATGCTTAATAACGCGGATCGCCAAGGATGCGTCAATTACACGTCCACATATTCCCCTGCCGGTAGCAGGCCTGGCCTTGGGGGCCGGTCATGAAATCCTTGCTGACCTGCTGGTAGCTTCCGCCTTTGTTGTCTGTGCAGGTGCCGCCACTGCAGAAAGGAAGCTCCGTGGGTGGAACACGGATCAGCTTCTCACGGGCAATTTCAGCCTTTTCCTCC